GACTCAATACCTGAAGCACCCAAACCTGAAGCACCGAAGCCACCCAAAGCGCGGACATAAGCCTTTGCAACATTTTGGGGAACATAGATGGTCAAGTCCTCCTTACCATACAAAGCAGAAGGGATAGCATCAACTACCTTACCCATCTCGGTGATGACATTGGCAGCAGTAACTGAAGTACCTACAACATCAACAACGGAAGCATCGGCAGCCAACAAAGCTTGGAAGCCATCAAACTCACCAGCAGTAGCGTTAACGCCTTGCCAAATGTTGGTTTCAATCTTTTGAGCAACTTTACCCGCAACGTGAGCGATCAAGAAGTCAGAGAAGTCAGCGGGAAGGTTGTCATAGACAGAGTATCCCATCTGTGCGCCTTGCCAAGTAGACAAGAAGTCCTTACGGCAAAGTTGCAAGTTCACTTGGAACTCTTCAACAGTCAATACGCGCTCGGTGAGAGTCAAAGTAGAGGTAGGAGTGAAATCGCAAGTAGCATCCTTAACGATATCGTCCGTTCCAACCTTTTGAATCACTTGCTTGTAGTGAACATTGGGCATAATCTCAACAAGACCCTTGTCAAGAGTGTCTGCGCTCAAAAGAGCAGCAGCGATGTACTTACTGGCAAATTCACCAGCGTAAGTAGTCGTGATAGAAGTGGTCGTAGCCATTTTTTATTTTGATTTGTTATTTGTTCAATTTTGAAAGAACTCGGTTCATAGCGGTTTGGGGTTTGCGTGTTGCAAACTTGACCTCCGCTTTGGGCGCAACTTCGGGGTTGTGCTTAATAGGTTTAGCAGCCGATTGGGCAGACAATTCCGTTTTGAGTTCGTTGTTTTCTGCTTCAACTGCACTCATCTTCTCTTTAGTATAACCCATCTCTTCACGGATAGCGGAGAGTTCGGCTTTTACTTCTTCAATGATGGGCATAACGATTGCCTTGATTTTCTCCTCCATAGGAACTTCTTCGGCAAAGTGTGTTTCAGTCGTGTGTGACTCAACAATCTTCTTGGGGTTAGATGGGGTCTCGGCCTCCAACTCGGCAACGGGTTCAGCAGCCACTTCGGCTACCTCTTCCTCTACCTCTGATTCAGCAGACTTAACCTCACTAATGATACCCTCTTCGGCAACATACAAGACATTGCCATCAGCAAGGGTGTATTCACCAACAGGAAGAGCGATGCGGTCTTCTTCGTTTACGATGAATACCTCATTGCCTACCTCAAAGGCTTCAGCCTCAAGAACAGTTCCGTTGTCAAGAGACATTTGTGCGAATTTGACCTCTACAACGGCCTCCTCCTTAACGGAAGATAACTCGGTCATAATGCGCTTCAATACTTCGGTTGCTTTCATAACTAATTAAATAATTGATTTTGATTTTGAATTTACATTTTTAGGGTGTTTGTGTAATGCTTCCTACTCCTTGCGCTCGGAGTGAACCATCGCAGCATTTCTTTGAGTAGGTATTCTTGTCCCAACATAGGCATCCTCGTTTAGATCCTTTGGGAGAAGAGCGAGAGGGAATCTTTACATCTCCGTTCATTGAAATAATTCTTTAGCAATCATCATTAGTACTTCGGTTGCTGCTTCCTCTTCCGTCATCTCTTGGGAAGCAAAATTTACCTTGTCTACAAAGTAACCCTCAATAGAGAATCCCTTGACCTTGCCTGTCTTGACATAGTTGTTCCAAATGTCATCGTTGTTGACCTTCATAGAAACCATCCAAGTGCCTACGGGCATCTCTAATCCGTAGATTCTTGATTTGTCTTTCTGCTCGTCCTCTACAATCCAAGACTCCACTACGCTCAATCCCTTCAATTCGGCTTGGTGTTCCAATGTGGATTGGTTTTGGTTTCCGTTCTGGAAGAACATCTCACTCGCTCTACGGATGGTGTCCTTTGTGAAGTACACATAGAACTCCTCTTCTCCGTTGTTGCGGTAGATGGGCTTATTGGGAATCAGAGCAGCACCCAAAAGAATGCGCTTCTCCTCGTCTTGCTTGGCGAATTGAACCTCCTGTGCTTTGAAGGCTACAAAGTTCTCCTCAATAGCGGGACTCTCCACGATGCTGATGGCTTGAATGCCCATCATTTCTTGCATCTCGTCTAAAATCAATTCAATAATCTTCATTATGGGAATGTTGCGGTTCTTAATCTTCGTCTATCAAGTTCAGCACCCGAAATTACTTCGCCACTAACGACATAAGCACGGATGGGTTTGTCAAATTGTCCCGCCAATCCTTCTACCAACTGATTCGTTCCGCTTTGACCAACGATATTGAATTGAGCGGGTTGACTTGGGGCGGAGGTGTTTGGGGTTGTGATGCTTGAAGAACCCGAACTAAAGGTGCTTCTTTGAATGGAGGCTACTTGGGCAGCCGTAAAGGCAGCAGCGAGTCCCGCAGCGATATATGGATAGTTGGGGGCAAGTGCCGTTAGAGGTGATTTTTGAGCCGTAGAGTAAGCGTTTTGTACCGCCTCAATACCTTGAACAACGGCTTGAGCAGTTGACAGTTGCTTTTGGATTTTAAAGGCTCTTTCTTTGGATGCCTCATCGGCATCTTGCGATACCTCTACAAATTTAGAGATTGTTTCAAGGGCTTGAATAGAACTACCCACCGCATCCGTTACGGATTGGCGGTTTAACTCTTGTCGTTGCTGGACATAGTCCCTATATCTTTCTTGATATTCAATATCAAGTTCCGTTCTTTGATTGAGGAGGTCTTGATACATTGCATTTTCGGTTTGACCCGCCACTTGGGCTGCACGGATTTGGTCTACAAGGAAATTATCACGAATCATTCTTGCCTTACGATATCTTTCAAATTCAAGGTCAAGAAGTGATTTCTCATTTTTCACCCTCGTATCATAGACATAAACAACGGTTTCTAATGTTTCCGCATTGAATATATTTCCCGATTCAATTTGTTGAGCTTGGAGGTCTAAAATTTGTTGCTCTAAATCTCTACGCTCACGCTCTAAAGCAAGGTTGTTTGATAAATATTCTGATTGTTGCCCAATGATACGCTCTTCAATGTCTAATAATTCAACACGAGCTTGGCGCACGGCTATTTCATTTTCAATGTTTGGAAGTCGTTCATATTCTGCTTGTGCAGCAGCAAGGCGGACATTTGCAGTATCTTTTTCCAACATCAACTGTTCTGACAATATTGTGTCAAGAAGTTCGTTGTATTCAATTCTATCTTTTAATGATTTTCTTTCATCATCTCTGACTTGACGAACTTCTTCAGCAGATTTTTGATATTTAAACTGAATCTCTAATCTTTCTACTTCGGAGCGTTGTGATTCCTTTTGCAATTCAACAAGTTTTGCTGCTTGTGAATTTGCGTTTGCAAGGAGTGACGGAATGCTTCCCAAGTTTCCCGTTGCAAAGGCTTCAACAACTCCTGAAATACCAATTTGCAAAGCAAACATTGCTTGGTTGAGTACATCGGCAACCCGTTGGTTGGCGGTGAATGTCTCCTTTGCTTTATCTGCTACGCTTGAAAGGATGGCGAGTCCACCAAGATTCTGAACAAGGTCTTTGAGGCTTTTGCCCGTTTCCTTGACCTCTTGCTTTACTCCCTCAACGGCCTTCTCGGCTTTATCAAAAGATTTGTCAGCCGTATTGCCAACCTTGCCAATCTGCTTATTTAAATCCTTGACCGAATTATTGAGTTCATTGACCGCTGCTTCAAACTGTTGCGAGTCTCCATCAATCCGTATCGTTTCAACAACTGCCATTATCTACGCTTTAAGAACTCTGTCCAAGTTTTAGGTATTCGGTATTTGCCTTTTGCTATGTCAATGTTGTGGCTTACGCCCTTCCATTGATCGCTTTGGAGCAGTTCAATTAAGTAACTTAAATAACTCGTCTTCATACATCATTGAGTAATTGGAGGTTGGTCTTCCCTGTTGTCATATTTACTTGTACGCTATTGATAATCCACCTTTGGTTGTTCCAAATCAACTTGTTATTGAGTTGTAGTTTTATGATTGTACCAAGAGGCAACAAGGCACTCACATTGTAGACCCTACGCTTGGCATCATACAAGTCAAGGATGTAATCCTCCCAATAGGTTTGGTATAAGCTCTTGCCGATTGGTTGAAGGAAGAATGGGTCAATGTCATTACCCCAAGTAAGAGCATAGGCTGCGCCAGTACCCGTGCTTGTGCTTGAGGTATTGGCGTACCATACTTGGTCAATCGGGGGTTGGAGCGTATTGCTTTCATCAATAAATCCAAGAGGGTTTGTGCTGATGTCCAATGAGAACTCTCCATAGATTAGGATAGGCGCACCTACATAGGTATTAAACGCTCCTTCCGCATCTACCTCACGGGTGATTGACTTGTACACAAGGATGTTGCTTGGTATAGCCGTCATCCCGCCCATATGCCCTTGATAGTTTGTTAGTTTCTCAAACAAGGGGCATTCAAAAGGCAGTTCAATTTGGAAGTCTTCACCATCCCAAGAGAAGAATGAGTTTAGGTCTCCGTATCCTACTTGGTTTGAGCGTTGATATTCGTATCCTAAAATCTGCTCGGTATCTTGATAGTCAAAACTTATCTCTCGGTAGAGTTGTGGGCGTTCTACGCTCACTTCGTTGATGTCTACATATTGAGTGATGTCTTGGTCAGCTCCCGCAGCATACCAAGCGTTTAGCGATTGAAGGCTAAAGGTGGTTGCGTTGGTGGGGATGATGACAAGGTTGTGCATCTTGACAAGCCCACCGAAGAAATCCTTGATTTTGATTTCAGGCATCAAAGGACTCATCGCAAGTTCAAATGAATAAGTTGCAATACCCGTTTGGTCTACCTCAAATTGTTGAGTTGATGGAATGCCATCCGTTGCCGTATATCCCGTGTAGTCCGTGACTTGGTAGGTCATATTAACGGGGAGTTGGGGGCGAATCTTTAATTGGATTTGGTCTCCCGCTTGAAAGATGTAACCATCAAAGAAAGTGGTGTTTGTCCCTACGATTGCATCCTCACGAGCAATGCCTACCTCTACGCCATTTCGGAACAATCCAAGTTCGTAGTTGGCGGATGGGTTTAGCACTTGTACCCGCAGTTGATATTCGCTTGCCGTTGCAACTGTCCAAGTATCGGTGGTTAGGTTGAATTGGCTTCCGCTTCCCGTGATGCGGTTCATATTGATTAACTGCCAATCAATGTCCGTAGCATTGGAGAACAAGTATCCCTCAAAACGATGCGCCCACAAGTATAGTTTGTTGAATTGGTTGTCGCTCAAGAAACTGCCCGTGAAGGTAATGCCGTATTTAGTACCTATCGCCTCAAGAATCTTAACGACTTTGATGGCGGGTTTTAACTCGTAGTAATGGATTCCGTGATTGTGTGCAGCATCGTAGTGAATATCGTTGTCGTGATTGGGGTCTGAAGCTGCAACATCATACACCCAGTTTCTCACGGGACTCATCAAGGGATAGAACAAGTCTCCACCCATTAAAGCGTTTTGGCTAAATCCAGATTGAATAGTAGCCCCATCATAGGTATGATTGTAGGCACTAAAGTCAAGGTCGTAGAGATAGTCCTCCGCAAACAAGTCAGAGAGGCTTACAAGGTCTCCATAGAACGAAAGAGAGTATGAATAGGGTTCAGTCCCTTTCATTAAAACATTCTCCATTTCAAGCACCCCAGTACGGAAAGGGAGGCTATTGATTTCTATCCTTGCCGTCTGACGAAGGCGAAAGTCAAAAGAGTTTGTTGCCGTTGTTTCGGTAATGGTATCGGGTACATAACCAAGCAAACCCATAACGGCAGATGAATTATCTACGACATTGCGCTTGGTGATTTGTGAGCCATCTACATCCGTGCGGTAGTATTGCTTTAATACCTCATTATTCCAATCGCTTGCGGGAACTGTAAACGACTGTGTGAAGTCCGTAAACACCTTTGAGATGTCTTGGATATTCTGCACATTGAGGTTGATGCTAATCTCCTCATCTTGAAATAGGTCAAGGCGGTAATCGCCAATGTAGATGTCTACTTGGTTCATCGGATAAGGGGTCGCTCGTTAAAGGCAATGTCAAAGGTCATCGTGTAGTTAATCATCTTTTGATTGACCTCCTTGTAGTAATCTACGCTTCCGCGTTGCGGTTGTACCGACACCCAACTACCATCCAAGAGTACGGCAATGGTGTCGCTCATAAGAATATCCTCTACCACATCGGCATACGCCTCTTCTACCCATCCCGTATTCATTGTGATGGTGTTTCGGCTATTGGTGTTGAACGACTGGCTTTGTCCTACTTGTGTGGAGGCACTTGTAAATCCATCTTGGTAGATGCTTCGCTTGTAGCTCTCGGAGGTGAAGTTGCCTTGCTCGGTACTTGCCTTAAAGAATGTAATGAAGTCAGCCACCCCATAGCGGTTGATGAAGGCTACTTGGTAGGGAGTGTATTTGGGTTCGCAAGTGAGTTCGTATCGGATGGTGCTGATTGCTGCTCCCGCGCTATTCTTTAGGATAATGTCATAATAGTCCCCATCAGTATGTTGTGAGGGTTTGACACTTGCGGGAAGCAATCCATTGTCCTCAATGTTTTGAGGGCCTACACCTATATAGACCACCGCGTCTTGCGTATAGTTTGAAAAGGTTAGTGTCTTGGTGATATCTGCCTCGCTATTGTCATTCCATAAGATTGTTGCTTTGGCAATCAAATTAGTGGCGTTGTTGTAGACACCCAGCACCTCGTAGTTTCCCGACTTGACATACCGCTTACGGGCTACCGCCAAGAGGGTTGTATTGTATTGGTCATTGTGTAGGTTGTTCCAGCTTGTCCATCCTTTTGTAGTTAGGAAGGCATTAGCAGTTCCCGTTGTATGGGGGGCGGTTGTAGGGGCTGCACCATTATCGGAGTAAGTCCAATCGCCTGTAGCATTGACCCACAATACCTCACCATAGGGTGATTGAGTAAATCCCGTTTCCGTATAGATATCAAAGTCGTGAGAGAACTCGGAGCGTACCAAGTCCGATACCTCAAAGTTGATTACCTCGTCAATGGAGTAGGTCTTGCTCAACGCATAGTTGTTTGCTGCTGGAAGACTTGACAAAGCACCCGCCCAAATCTTTAGGTTGAGGCTCATATAGGTCAAGTCATCATTTGTGAGCGTGTTGTTTTTGCCCGTATAGAAGATTGGGCTACGGCTCATTTTTAGTGATGAAGGTCGGGCGATGCTTGGTATACTCATTTTCTTCTTGTGTATGCTATGAAATCGTCATTTGTAAGTTTGAATGCCTCAACTACTTCGGGAGGCAATTTCTCAAAAGCCAATCCAAATGGACGGCTAAAGAATTTGGTGGGTTTGATACCATTATAGTATACACTTCTCGCTAAAGCGTACTGGAGACTCTTGCGAGGGATAAACCTACCCGTCTTTTCGTCACGCACTCCCGTGAGTCCCTTCTTAACTGCCCAATTAGCGAATGCCTTTGCGGGAGGCATCTTGTTGGTGTACTTAAATGGGGTGTTGTATTTCTTCTTCGTTCCGCTAACACCCTTGTCCAAATAGTCCCCATACTCTTCCATCTTAAAGGATAGGGAGAATGAGTTGCTTGAGACTCTTAAATCATATCCCAAAGACTCATATAAGCGTTTGGAGGTGTTGCGTTTTTGGCGCGTTAGGTTGCTTCTCGCTTGTTGGACAACATAACGAGCGAACTTGTCAAGGGTTGCTTCTATATTCTCTTGGCGAGACATTAGCAAGTAGAGATTTCAGTATTTGAAAGCAATACATCAAAGGTTGCTGTCCATCCCGCAAGGAGGTTTTCAAAACGCTCGGTGAATGGTACGCAAGTAGGGTTTCCATCTAACTGATACAGGTCAGTATATAGAGTTCCTCTCCGTAGCTCGGTAACCAAGTCGTTGATTACGGCAAGTTGGGTGTTGAGGATATCTTGCTCGTTGTTTGTGTTGTAGAAAGGCTCATTTTGATCTCTTGGGTCTTCCTTCGTCTCGTCTACCACATCCATTGCAATGACCGTGATGCTCATACGAACAGTCTGCCCCTCAAAGGTCGCTTGGTTTACCGTGATGTGAGAAAGGGGGAAGATAGTTTGCTTGTTGAGGTCTACATCATAGATGTCCCCATAGGTTACGACATTCACTTGGCTATGTGCCTCAAGGGTGTCTTTGATGGTTTTGGTTATGTTGTAGAACTGCCTCATTTTAACTTGCTTTTGAGTATTCGGTTTTCGGTGTCTGCTCGGTGTTTTTCAAAGGAGAGGAAGGTAAGACATTGATGAAGGGGTAGTCTTCCAATCTCGTCAAATCGTCTAACGTCACCTTGAGCAAGGCTATGGAATGTTGTATACCATCCCCATCGGTTTGAGAATTGGCTTTGAGGGGTGAACTCTTCAATGCCTTGTGACTCTCCAAAGAGATCAGGGTAGCCATTAAAAGTTCTTTTCCTAAAGTCCAAAAAAAAAGCACCGCACCCATTACAACATCCATTGGAGCTTCCTTCATTAGGTCGCAGTATTTGGTTGCTGATTCGTAGGGTTCAATGTCGTATCGCTTTCCGCTCTTTTGGGTTACAGGGCGATACAATACCGCCATTGTCTTATGGAGGTTTTGGGTGTCGCTCATATAGGAGTCAAGGTCTACAAACTCCCCGTAGGTGATGTCCTCCAACGAGGGGATGAATCCAAATTCTTGCCCTTTAAGCGTGAATCTCTGTGTAAGTGATGGTTTCTCTTGCATCATCGCATTGATGTGACTAAACACATTAGAAACATCCTTAAAACGGACATTGGGCAACTGCTCTAACGGAACATTGCAAAATATCTCCAATGACTTTTTAGTCAAGAACTCGTTGTCCCCCTCCAAACGAGCAAAGCGTTGATACTGCTCAAGGGTGATTTCCGATAACGAGGTGGGTACAATGACTTTTAGTTCCATTGTTTAAATAACCTTTAGAATTTATCTTATAGCATAACGCCCGTAGTTCGGACGGCTCAA